CTGGTGTCATAAGATAGCTCGGTGTGATTATCGCTTCCAGTTCCAAATGGGACAACATCTAAATTGTCTATAATTCTCACAACTTTAAACGAACCACTTTCAACTATAACGTTTTCTGGAACGGCACTAGCCTTAAGATAAATGGTTGGTTGCCAATCTTTATTGCGTGTATAGAGTCTAAATTGTGCTGTTTCATTACGATAATACACATCTCTCAAGTTTGTAATGTTCATTACATATCTTGAGTAGGGATTATGACTACTAGCATTTATCTTTTCTGGTTCTATTGCAGAGCCTGTAAAATACTGAACTGAACTAGAATGCCACACATCATATACTTTTGTTAATGGTGTTGCGGCAGCCGTAAGCGCGAATGAGCAAGAGTATATACCAGTGGAAACATATCCGCCAGTTGCGTTAGTCGCTAAATTTACCGCAACATCACCTCCTACCGGAAGTAATAATTTTGAACCACTGGGGGCGGAATTATCTGCGCTACCACTGTATAGACTAACTAAAATTTTTCCTGTTCCAATGTTCGGAATATTTCTCAATCTTCCACGAACATAGTTATAGAGATATAATGTATTTAAGTTATCCGATGCTGGTGCAAGAGAACTACTATAAAAGAAATTGCCCCTATCATCTCGTGTAGCAGAATCCCACCTTGCCTCAATTACTGGTCTTTGAAAGAAAAACTCAGAGCCTCTTGCAAAGAATTTTTTGGTGTAAGATGAAGAAGCTGCTGACTCATTTTGCAAAAAGACTCCAAATCCATAGTTTGTCTTTGTGCCATCTATCCATTGTTCAACTACATCACTAACATCAAGCTCTATGTCTTCAGTGCCATCCACAAACGAAGCAGTAAATCTCGGTTCAGCATGATAGTCACCACCTGCCGAAGTCCAAGCTGTGATTCCCGCAGAAGCAGATGAGGCTGCAATCCAGTTACAGCTTCCACTGTCACTATATTCATCCATGTCTAATCCAGTGCCCTCATCCCAACTACGAGAAACGGCTGCTACAATCAGATTATAATTACGAGGAAGAGTAAAAGGGTGTTCGGCATTAAACATACGGAGATAAAAACTTACATTTCCACTAGCCGGAATGGCACCAGTGGTCCTATCAGAGCTAATATCAGTTACTGGAAATTGTACGAGAATTCGAGACAATTCGGAAGAAGCAGATGATTCTTGTCCATAAATACGAAAAACCTCTAAAGAATCAGCTAACCCCATATTTGAACCCGTTGCACGGGTTGTTAAATCGAGCTTATAGGCATTCGTAATCGTATTATCTTGATCTGCTGTGTATCTTTTTATACCCATTATTTAACTGTTCCTTCTATGTCCACATCTGGATATTTAACTTCAAAAATAACATTTTTAGGTGCTCTAACTGATCTTCCATCTGGTGTAGTGTAATTTTTTACGCTAAAACTAGTTGTAGCATACCCAACGCCTCTTTTTTGAACCACTTTTACAAAAGTAGCATCGACAACACCTCTTGTTCTATTAATCACCGTATATAAGTCCGTTATACTAAACGATTCTCCAATATCCTGCTTGACGCTAAAATATGATGCTAAATTTTTCTTTATTCTGTTAAAAATTAGTGATTTATTTTCATCAGCTTCAGCAAGAGCAGAAAATTGTATACTAAGATTAATAATTTTGGCATCTAAAATATCTACCGAATCATTAATCATACGCTTAGTATTTAACCACGTTTTTATATTTTCTTTTAATGTTAAATTAGTTGTTTCTAAATGCCCGTTATTTGATACATTTATAACATATATATTTATATTTCTTAAATTAGAATCTACATCTTGTATTACACTACACCTATGCACTCCACCAAATTTAGCTGGCATGGATAAAATTAATGTTTTGTAATCTTCTGCCGTGACGGCACGGTTTTGGGCTGCCTGTGTTCCCATCAACAACTGTCTTAATTCTGTTGCTGTTGGGGGTCGTACATCACCTTGTATTGCCTTTTCATTAAACACTTCCAAGCTATTTCGCACTGCTGAAACTTTTGAAACCGACAATGTGGTTCTGTTCTTAAACTCCAGAATAGGTGCCGCAACACTGTTGATTGCGCCTGCGCCTGCTTGGGAGGAAGCGGCAGTGTTTGTGCGATATGTTACTCTTAAAGTAGTATTAACGGGTCCAACGCCAAATTTGTCACCTTTAATCAATATTGTTGGATCCATGGCTTTATCTGTCACATACGTTTTTGAATGAAGATCCAAAACAACATCTCTCGTATCCACTAAGCTAGGTGAATTAAGTTGTGAATCAGAGCCATATCCAAAGATGAGACGTGTTTGTGGATCAACAAAAGGACCAGTTCGTCTAACAATAAACCTTCGAGGTACTATAAAAGGCTTCATAATTGTTGGTGCTTGAACACTTGTTGTTGTATCGTTATTCGCAATAGGAATATAAATGGTGTTTTGAGATAAATGATCAACTTCATAATATTCCCTACCCTCCGTATCAACAACAGATATAACTTCTGTTACAGCAGGGCTGTCTAATAACAAATCTCTAAATCGTATAAAATTTCCAACAACAAATTCTTGTGTTCTTAGTTCACCTGAAACAATTCGACCAGACGCCTTAACGGCATATTCTGTTGGAACTCCAGAAATAGGATTTGTAGTCGCTACAACAACCTCGTTGTCTGAATTAGAAAAATCTACATCAGATAATAGAGTAAACCGTGA